TCTACGGCCTCGCGCTGCACCGGGTTGGGGTTACGCAAGACATCGAATCGAGCGCCAGGTCCACCAATGCGGAGCTGTGGGACCGACCCTGGCGGCACCGTACCGGCGACCCGACCGGGGAGCCGCAAACTCCCAAACCCGAGGGTGGAAAAGATGCCCGCGATGCGACCGAGGCTCCCGGCCGTGTCCCCGCGGTCAAACTCTTCAGTAGCTTGTTGGAGCGCGGGTCCAATTAGGGGTATCGCGGCATACGTGAGGTGGCCGAGCGCATCGGCTGGTCGGTTCGTCTTGAGCGCCTCCCACCCCTTTCTGAGCTGATCCTTCGCCCCTTCGGTCATGCTGGAAACAATGTCGAACGCGAGGCCTGGGTTACTGATAACCTGATCAAAGGTTTCGCGTAGGTCAGAGGGGTGCAGACCAGCCCCCCGTACGGCTTCAGTCGCAAAACGGCGCACGCCTTGTTTTATCTCAGCAGGGAACTGATAGTTGGGGTCGCCCGGCCCAGGCCCGATCCTCGTGGCCCCACGGAGTGCGCGAGTGGGATCTGGCGGCCTGACGGCCTCCGGGGAACTCCGTTCAAACCATCCACCAGACACAGGTTCCGTGGGTGCGACCGGCGGCGTTTGGGGGCGCACCGGCGCATTTCGTTCAAACCAACTCTGTTGTGCCATTACCGAACCCTTGTTGCCCCTCGGCGTTCATAGTGTTCTACATCTTCTGGTGGGACCACGATTAACTCAACCCCGTCAGGCGCGAGCATCTCAACGCCTCCAACGGGCGCGCCATCAACCGGGACAGAGTCTCTCGAATACCGATTATAGGGCGTCCCCGCCACGCCTGTAGTGTTGATAGAATTGAGCCGTATCTGTAACGTGTCTCGCATTAACTGGATACCAGAAAGCAGCACCTCATGAGACCATTCGGTCTTCAGGTTCTCAGCCGCGAGCGCAATACTTGAATCGGTCGAAGAGAGCCCCCCGCGGTAGACCGTCGCTAATTCAGATACAAGGTCTGTAATGGTAGAATTGAGGTTGGTGGCAATGCGCTGCGCTTCTGGCCCAAGCAAGCCCTCCATTGCCGACTCCATCCGAATCTTGTTCAATGTGGGGAATTGCCCAGCATCCCACTCATTGGCGAATTTCTCAACAAGGTCCAAGGAATGATACGCAAACGTGGTGGCCTGCCGCATACGCAACTGACCCGCGCTGTTCAGCGTGCTTATATGCTTGCCAACCGCGTTCCAGTCCTGCGTGGCTTCAGTCAGGTCGTAACCCAGCTTCGCCATCTCCTCGCGTACTAGACCAGTATATTTACGCAGCCCGGTCAGGGTGGGCGGCTGTTCACCCCTGCTCACCGCCTCAGCGATTACCCGAGCTGTCTCCCTGTCTGCATCCCGACCCCGTTCTGTCGCTTGTGATGAACCGGCCGTCGTGTACTGTCGCCTTGCGTCTAGCTCCTGTTCTGGCGTGAGCTGGGCAACTGGAACCCCGAGACCCAGAGCGACCCTTTCCAGGTAGGACCGATAGTCAGTTCCCGCTCCACGCTGCGTGCTTCCTGCCGGGTCCTGACCAAAGCCTATGGCTTGATCCAACCACACTTGGTCAAACTCAACCGGGATACTGCCTTCTGGTATTCTCAGGTTGGGATTATCTAATAACGCCTGACGCACGACAGCCCATCTCTCGGGCTTTAACGAGTCCGTTAAAGCGTTGAACCCCAGAGCTGTTTTGCGTAAATACTCGCCCTGCTCATCTGGGCTTAGATAATCAGTTGGAGGGTTCTGTAGTCCATGCCACGCTTCGGCAAGCTTGACTCCCCGCTCTGGACCCGCAATGGCAATAAAGTCTTGCGGGCTCCAATCTGGGTTCCCGAACACGGCATTGATACGGATAGCCTCATTGGCCTTAGTCGCATCGTCGGTAATCCTGCGACGATCCTCTGTTCTGAGCGTATCAGCCCTCGCCTGTGTGTAGGCTATATCCGCCTCTTGCGCCTTCAGCGCCGTCTCCCGGTCCTGCTGCGCCTGCATCTGCCCCGGTATCGCCGCGATGGTATTCCCAATCCCCTGGATCGCCCCGCCCCACGCCTGCCCGCTGGCCTGAGCCGCTTGGGCCTGCGCGTTCGCAGCCGTGATCAGGGCTTGGGCCTCGGCGTCACGGCCACGACCCATCAGGTCGGCAATGGACCCGACATAGCGGTTCTGGTACGGCGTATATTGAAACGGCATTATGTGGTACTCAATCCATACATGCGGTTATAGGTGTCCTGGGCGTTTAAGCGGCCCTGGTTGTATTGTTCCTGCCAGTTGCGGTAGGCCTGATCGAACCCCTGTCCCTGCGCTCGCAACCCTTGCTGTTGCTGTCGCTCGTAGGCCCCCAGGTTCGTGCCATACGCACCAGACCGACGCGCCTCGGCTTCTTGATTCTCCTGCCACCGCGCCAACTCGTTCGTCTGATATCCCTGAAAGCGATTCGCCTGGTTCATCGCGTAGGCGTCTCGGGCGGTCCCAACATTTCTATCAAATGCGCCTGCGCGATTCGCCTCGTTCATGGCGTAGGTGCGATAGCGATTCGCCGCATTCACGTCAAAGGCACCAAAGCGATTGGCCTCATTCATGGCATAGGCATCCATCGCATTACCGTAGTTGGCCTGATAGGCGTTGAACCGATTGCGCTCGTTCAGGTCATACACGTCGCGTTGCCGTCCAAACACGTTGCCGTATTCCTGGGACGCCGCTTGCTGCCCGTAGTCCAAAATGTCCCGCAGGGTGCCCCCGGTATTCGTCACCCCGCGTGCCGCGCCACTGCGCTCCAGCGCCTCCTGTCCCTGACGCAACCGGAACTGGTATCCAGGGTCTGCGGCCATGTCCGCAGCCGTTGGACCCGTAAACGGGGCCGCAGCCGCGTAGGGATCTTGCCCGAACGGGGTCGCCGCCTGATAGGGGTCTTGCTGAAACGGGGTTGCGCCCTCATAGGCTGGAGGTCGGAACGGGGCCGGCGGGACATACGGCACGGGGCTATAGGTCGCGAGCGGATTGTAGGGGGTGATCATCTGCCCCATCGTGCCGCCGCCGCCATAGCCCATACTGGGCGGTCCCGGTGTCGCGGCCGGATTGAGTAACGGGCTCCTCCCACCTTGGGCATTAAGGAGCGCTTCGGCCCAGGCGTCGCGGGTCCATTCCCCGGAACCTCGTGTGTCTGCTCCGGTTCTTCTGGTGTCTAGCGTGTCTGCTCCGGTTCTTCTGGTGTCTAGCGTGTCTGCTCCGGTGGGGTCTGCCACCGGGTCGTTGCCCGTATCACCCCACCATAATCCCGCAGATGTGTCCCCTTCTTTATCAGACCGCATGAGCACGTCAATCACGCCGACCGGGACACCATCTTCGGTCACGCTGCCGAAATCGATCTTGTCTTTGCCATTGAACGTCGCGCCGGGAAAACGCGCTTGAAACGCGGCACTTTTTACCATCGCGTCAATCTCTGACGGCTTGGTGAGCCCGTAGAGGAACGCTGCCGCGTCGTACTTGACGGTGTGGTGGTCTGGGTCCGCCCACTTCGTCGGGTCCCATCCAGGCGGGGCTTGGCCTGTTCTATCGGGCACGCCGGTATTGTCCTCTCCTGTTTCGGTCGGGTCTGCGACGGTCGGGTCTGCGGCGACCGATTTCAGCCGGTCTCCCTCGTGCCTGATGCCACGCAGCCAGTCGTCAAGGCCTTCGATCCCGGCTCGTCCCCAGCCGTACGCTCCTGACCACCAGCCCTCAAAGTCCGCCTCGGTCATCTCTCGACCGAGATATTCGCGGTACGCCGCCTGCAATGTCTCTCTCGCCCGCTCGCGATCAAAGTCTGCGGCAATATCGTCCGGCTCGGTGAGGTCGTCGTCATCTATAACGTCGGGGTCTCCAGTGAAATCAGTAGGAAGAGTGTCCACGTTGCGACTAGCCATAGTATTTCTCCGTCCGGTCGGCGTAATGGGAGGCTTCTTTCCAGCAGGTGTCCGTGCAGCCACCCGTTCCTGACGTTCCGCTCCCTCCGTCTCGGACCCTTCCCCGCCCTCGAAGACTGGGTCGCGGAAGTCAGACGATTCAACGGAACGCTCCAGAATTGGATCGCGCCGAATGGGTTGACGTTGGGCCTCTGGTGCAGCTCCCCGTGCGGCCTGTGCCGCGATTGCACCTCGGTCTCCCTGAGACACGCCGTAATCTATCCATCTGTCTTGGGCGGCTTCCTGTTCGCCTGGAAGGGGAGGTCGTCCCTCCTTGACGTAATCAGGTTGTTCAAAGGCTGGGCGCGACACCGGAGCCTCTCTCGGCGTCGGCATGTCGTCACCGAAAGAGATTCGGCCTTCGGGTAGATCAAAGGACCGCTCCAGAATCTGCTCGTCTGGGGGCACCGGTCGCGGTGGTCCTGGTGCTGGAGGTGGACTTGGCAGCCGAGGTGGCGCTGGCAGCGGTGGATATGGTCCTGGATCTGGCAGCGGCAGTGGCGGACCCGGCTCAGGGGGGCCATCAGGGGGCGCAGGATAGTCAGGTCCTGGTGCTGGAGGTGGACTTGGTAGCCGAGGTGGCGCTGGCAGCGGTGGTGGTCGGCGCGGTCCAGGATCGTCGGGCAGCGGTGGATATGGCCCTGGATCTGGCAGCGGTGGATATGGTCCTGGATCTGGCAGCGGTGGATATGGTCCTGGGTCGGGGAGCGGTGGATATGGTCCTGGATCTGGCAGCGGCGGTGGCGGACCCGGCTCAGGGAGATCATCAGGGGGCTCCGGATAGTCAGGTTCTGGTGCGCGTTCAGGCGGCGGCGAAGGCTGCTCAGGTGACGGGGATGTTCCAGGGATATTGCCCAACGTGGCTTTGAGTCGAGCGCCCTCGTGCTTGATGCCACGAATCCAGTCATCAAGACCATCAATCCCGGCGGGTCCCCACCCGTATTGTCCCGTCCACCACCCCTCAATCTCATCGTCGGTGATCTCTCGACCGAGATGTTCTCGGTAGGCCGCTCGTAACGCCCCCTTGGCCTCTTCAAACGCTGCCGTTTCCTCATCCCGCGATCCACCCTCTGCCGATTCGGGACTGTCTGGATCGAATGCGTAATCCTCTTCTCGGAACTGGCGAGATCCGTAATAAGGCAGCGAGCGTCCATTCAACGTCGGCATAATCTTTCCGTGGTTATACCCGGCGACGGGCGGTGGTTGTCGGGACCACGGCCACGGCATCGGCGGTAACCGGCGTGGGGTCTTCTACGTAGTCAGGCAGCGTCGGCGCGGTCAAGCGTAACGCGTCCGGCTCGACATATGACACGAGCGGTTTGTCGCCCATGCCCATCAGCGCACGCATCGTGTTGAGTTGTTGCTGCGTGGCTCCATACCGCTTGTCCTCGCTGCGGCCACGCGACAATTCAGACGCCCGCGTGTTGAACGCGACATCTCCGAATCGATTGAACGCATTCATGCCCTCGGCTCTCGACAGCCCGTAATTCTGTCGATCCGCCCACCGTTGGGACATCCGGTCCAATTCGGATTGGCGCTTGACGTAGGCGAGTTGGTCAGCTGCCGACTGACGCTGTAATTCAGCGGCCCGATTGGCCGCGTCGGTCTGGAGTTGTGCGGCTCGACCGGCCGCACCGCTCTGCATCTTGGCAGATCCGAGTCCGGCAATCCCCGTGGCCGTGCCTGAGAGCAAGCCTCCTACCGCAGCACCGCCCATGGCTGTAACTAATCCCATCTCTATACTCCTTGCTTGCTAAACACGGTCTGCACTAATCGAGCCGTCTCGCCATGGCCGTAGTTGTCATACAGTGACCGAGAATGAAAATATCCCGCCGGGAACAACACCACGCGATTAAACCGGGCCTCGACGTGTTGCCGCAGAGACCATTGCGGCATGTCTCGCCATGCGGCTTCTTCTTGTGCCATTGCAACGTCCGACTCGGCGCAGCTTTCGGTGACGCCTGACCAGCGGTGCCGCCAGAAGTCCGTGCCGTCTCCCTCTTTGGGGGAGGGTGTCAGATAATACAACGCGGTCCAGTCACCCATCGACCTGTCCGTATGGATAAAATTCGGCTCAAGCTGTCCCTCTGGGCTCTGTCGCAGGAATGATATTGTCGCCGTGAGGTCGGGACGCACATCCCGCAACCAGTTCACAATGTCAGTCTGGCGACACGCCGCGAACCCATGCCACTGCTCGCCGCCGATTTCAAACGTCTGGAACGCATGGGCCAATGCCAACGCACGATAACCCTCTGGGTCTGGCAAAACATCGTCATAAACGTGGATGTCAGGGACCACGTCGGTGCCACGGGCGACAGCCTCTTCCGGCTCAAGCAGTGCCGTAGTCATGCGTTCAGTGCCTTCTGATATCCCGTCTCGATGCGCGTGAATCCCATCCGGTCGTAGAACTGTCCGACGCGCTCGGTCGGGGCAATCATCTGGAGCGTCTTGGCCCCACGCTCGATGGCCCACGATTCTGCCGCCTTGAGGAGTCGCACACCATCACCACGAGACCCAGGCGTGACCCACCAGAAGACCTCCCCGGCGCACAATTCCCCAGACAGGAAATGCACCGTACAGAGAATCCCGATCATCCCCACCAGAATGCCGTCTCGCTCAAGGACCAGAATTGCGCCGGACTCATGGTCGATCAAATTACCCGCGACAATCGCCATCTGCTCGGGGTTCTCCTGTAGCACATCCCGATACATCGCTGTCTGGACAAATTGCTGCCCCATCACCACCAGGGCCGGCACATCCGCATGCGTGGCCGGCCGGATTACACGAGCTGCTCGCACGACACGTCCAGGCTGTATTGCATTGTCGTGCCTCCCGCACTGGCATACGTCGTCGCATAGGTAATCGCGGTCGCCTCGTCCACGCGCACCAGGATCGTCAGGCTTCCCACGGTCGCGGTCGTGTTCCCCGTCATCGCCGTGCTGCTCGTCGTGCAACTGACGCCCCCCGAGGTCCACCCGAACGTCACGGTCAGGGACGAACTGGTGGTCGCTGCCCGAGAAATCCTGGCCCCCATCGAGAGCCGATACACGCCCGGTAACACCGACAGAATCTCGAAATTCGTCGCGCTGATCGACGCCGCCTGCGTGGACGCCTGCACGGTGTCCAGCGTCTGCGGCGTCCCATTCAGTCGGTCTACCATCGACAGGAGCCAGTACCGCATAACTTGCGTCACGCGCCCGGAGATCCGACCCTCCACAACGGCCGGTTCGACCACGACTTCCGGTGTCGGAGCTATGCTGAGCATCGGTCATGCGTCCCGCCCTTGGATGTTCCGCCCTTCCACATCAGCCCCCACGATCCGCCAGGGAATCGGATCAGTCACGGTCACTTCGGGCACCCAGGCACGGTCGGAACTCGCGAGTCGCGTCCAATACACCCGCGTGCCGAATGTGCCCTGCGCGCCGGCCGCGGCGAGCTGCGTATTGCTCCACGTCTTGAGATCCGTACTCGTCCGCATCATGACCTGGGGATCGACGCCCTGCCCAGAGGCGGTGCCGAGTCCCGGTTCCAGCAACAGCTCAAGGCGGGACACAAAGAGGCGACGTGCGGAGCCCGCTTGCAGCCAGAGCGGTGGCGGCACGCGTAGCCGACGAATCAGGTCACCGTTGCACTCAGTGGTGAATGCGGTATCCATCGAGCAGATAAGTCCCGTGGTCCGGTCAGTGACGAGATGCTGCCCAAATGCATAGCAGTGGCTGCGCGGTCCCCACATCGCATAGCTGCCACTGCTCACATCCCAGACCCCCCGCTCGTGCCAGAGGCCCGTCGAGAGGTCGAAGACCCAGGTCGCTTCGGCCGCAGGAAACGTCAGGCAGTAAAAGGTATGCCCCTGGTCGCTGTAGACGACGGCTTCCGCGTCGGTAATCGTGCTGGTCCTGGCGTAGCCGGCAATGGCGGTCTCAACGGCGTATGAACTGACGCGTTGCGGAACCAGGCCAGTCGCGGCGACGACAATCCCGGCTCCCTCTGCCGTCTGGGAGAGCCAGACCATCTTATCGCCAGCGAGCTTCACGGAATACGGCGCAGGGGTGCCATAGCCAAAGACTGACCCCGGCACGGGCGCAAAGGGAAACGGGCTCGTGCCGGCGTCATACCAGACCTCGCCCGTCTGTTCGCCAATGAGCCAAATCTGACGGTTGCCGTCCACGACCATCGCCTTCCAGGGGTCTGGGGCAATGCTGCGCTGGGCATACTGTGTGGCGTCCCAGCTTGCGCCGTTGTTCAAAGCAGAGATGTAAAATTTGGATTCGGCACTGTCGAAGGACAGGAAGTAGCCATCAATCATCCCGACCATCGTGCATTTCCCGGCCAGCGCGCTGATGGACGCACTGAGGGTATTGGTCGCAATCGTGAGCAGGTAGGCGTTGGTCCCTGAGCCAATCAAGAGCTGGCCGCCGGCATCCCCATTGCTCGCTATCGAAGCGGGATTGGGGTCATTTGTGACCGTTCCGTCC